TTGCGACTATTGACCTTGGGTCCTACGTTGACGTGGGAGACCGCCAAGCTCTTCAGGTCCACAGCGTTGACTTCATCTTCCAAGGCAACACTGCTGCCGAAGACATCGTTTCTTCTGTTGGAGCAGGTCAAGAACTCAAGATTCAGGTTACCGACCTGAACCGTGGCGGCCTTGTCTTCGCTGATGACCGGGCTCTCGTTGCCTCTGGTAATTTGATGATTGACACCAGTCAAGGCGTTCATCAAGATTCAGACTTGTATCCTGACAACTACGGAAAAGGGTCTGACGATGGACGCTTTGTGGTCAACGACCAACTCTACTTGACTGGACGTGCGACCGGCGTACTTACAGCCGCCAACATCACTGTTCGAGTTAACGCCAGCATTGTCAGCCTTACCGCCAAGGACTTCATGGCTATTGCAATCCAATCCACGGCCGCCGATAACTGAGGTGGCATAGTTGGACGTTGACGAAGCCATCAGGCTCCTTCAGGCATTGAAGGAAATGGAAGGCGGAGCAAAGCAGGTCAAGAGCGGCGCCACCAAAGCCGCCAGGTCCTCCAAGAAGATTGCCAAGAAGGTCAAGCGAGCGCCATCGGCTTACAACCAATACATGAAGAAGCAATTGGGCATTCTCAAGAAGAAGCATCCAAAGACGGCGCACACTGTTCTCTTCAAACGAGCTGCAAAGTCTTGGAAGCGATCAGCAGAACGTAAGAGGTCGATGAAATGAAGACGTTGGCAAAGTATCACGATGCACTGTTTGCAACCGTTAACGGCGCCGGCGTAATCACCATTGATTATTCAGCGGTGAGCAGTGAATGGGAGCAACCTAATCCGGGTTTCCTTGTAAGTTCTCAATACTTTGATCTCGCTGGCATGTCTCAAGAAGAGAAGACGTTGTTCATTGAAGCAAGCGCCGTTCAAGAAGGAGGATTTCCCGCCATCAATGGCGTCGCTGGGGACAACTACGTTTTGATTGACATCATGACGTCAATTCCTGTTGACTGGGTTAACTTTGGTTTGCCTTCATCATTTGTAGCTCTTCGAGGACTTGGCTTCCCTGGACAACTGCTCAACTTTGAACACGTCATTTACCAACGATATCGCCGCTTTACGTTGGACATTGACACCAGTGCCCGGTTTGCGATGGTTACCAATGACAATCAATCCGGTTCAAACATGCCTACGGCTTCCGACCGGATCTATTGCTACCGTTTGGTCATCGTGGATACGTCGCAAGCGCCAGCCGTCACCGTCACCAGCATCAACGTCCCGCCTGCTCGATACTTGCTTAACGTGCAGGCCAAAGAAGAACCAACCTATCAACATCTCATGCGACTCAAGCGCTCGTATGACTTGCAACAAACCCCGGACGTGGATTGATGGATGTTTACTACGCTCCTTGGCAGTACGAGCTGCGGGAGCAGTTGTGGGGTGGCGAAGGCGAAACTCGAACAGAGTTTCAGAGATTGATCTTGGGGAGCAAGCGGGTCGGCGTTCCTACTCCTGTCACCGCTACGGTTCTTGGCGGTGTTGTGTTTCTCGCTTACGCACCTCTGCTTCAACCCGGCCCGCCTGCTCGCCTCCCCTCTGAAGGAACATTCCCCATTTACAACATGGGAGGTTTTGTCGTATGACTGAAGAAACTGTAATTGAAGAATCGAAATCCGCAACTCGAACGCAACGCTTTGCCACGTGGCTCATGGAACGTGAAGAAGCACGTGAGGAGAAGGAGTCAAACCTCGAAGGGCTCGTCCGTCTGAACGTCCTCGTTTCGTTTCTTACTCTCGGCCTCGTCGGTGGGTTTGAAACTGTTCAACTTGCTATCACAATGATCCCTTACTTGTGAACGTCGCATATCCAAATGTCCGGTTCAACCCGGGGACGTTTGTGCGACAGGAACGCAAGAATCGGACTGTGCTGAAGGTCGGTTCTATCGACGTCGCCGATGAAACCACAGACCGCGCACGTCACCTTCACCTGGCTTCACGCTCCAGGCGACAACAGCGAGCGCATTTCCTGGACCCACGTCCACGACCGGATGAACTTAGACGCGTGTGACATCCTGGCTTGATGCAAATCATTCTTCATCACACTCCGGACATGGTTTCGTTCCCATCTGGTCAATGTATCGATGTTTCACACAGATGATGCTCATTCTAACCACGCCTGCAACTCTTCGACAGTTTCCTTCACGCATGCTTCGCAGTATTGAACTCCGTTCACCTTGAACATGCGAAGACGTCGTTCACCCTGCATTGAATGGTCGTCCGGGTTAATCCAGTAGCCGCAGGCTTCGCCGTTGCAGGCAACCTCACGGAACTCATGCACATTGGACGATTTGATGAACAGAATGCTCATTGTTCGGCCTCCTTCTGACGTCGCAAGGCAATCAAACGCGTCAACGCCGGTTGACGCAACGTCTTGACCGCCTCATCGATCGCTTGGCTGACCTTGTAGCCGTTGTCTTTCATCGCTTTCAGAATCGCATGGGACTCATCGCTTACGGTTATGCTGTATTGGTTAGGTATAACTCTCCCTCCTCATCCCTCCCAGTCACTCGTTCGTTATAATAATAATGTTATTTGTATTTGCAAAAAATACGATTGCACTCGGAACATCTCAAATACAGGGTAGTAACAATGGTAGGGTGGGCGGGGGTGGGTAGTGGTGAGCCGCTACGCGTCTAAGCGCGTTGAGCGCGCTGTCGATATAGGGAAGATTAGGTGCTGTTTATGTAGCACTGCGCGCTTTGTCTGAAATGGTCGGGGGAGCCGGCCCTTCGACTTGACGTAAGAGACAACCCCCGACCACCCCAAGGAATTGATTACAATGGCAACCAAAAAAACCAGCATGTTTACCTTAACCGAGCGAATTACCTTGTCGAGCACGTCCGAGACGTTTGCGACTATTGACCTTGGGTCCTACGTTGACGTGGGAGACCGCCAAGCTCTTCAGGTCCACAGCGTTGACTTCATCTTCCAAGGCAACACTGCTGCCGAAGACATCGTTTCTTCTGTTGGAGCAGG